AACTGCCCTGCCATTTTCTGTTTCGGATAAAGACCGTCGGAACGCTTCATGACCACCTTCAAATAATCATCCAGGAAACCAATGATACCAAATCCCAACGTCAAAACAGCACAGAAAACTGAAACGTACAATTGATGCGTCGCTGGCTCGCCCGTGGGGGTCTTGCCGAATAATCCCCCGATCAAGCTAACAACCGTGAGGATGAAGAAGAGGGTGGTGTATGTTTTCATATTACTTTGCACTTTTGAATAAACTTGTCAATAGATGCTTTCTCGTACCAGATTTTAGTACTGTTCTCGAATCGGTAAAAACTAATCAATGCCTTATCTCTCAATTCACGAATGAAATCCTCGGAACAATCAAGATATTTCATGACTTCCGATGTTGATAAATAAACTTTTTCTACCGG